GTGTTGATGTAGTTAAAATAGTACCTGGAGCTGATCCTGAAGTAGCAACAAAAGCTCTAGCACCTTTGAAATCTGGATTAACACCACTACCTGTTAGTGAACTCATATCAACATCTACGGCAGTATATGTAACACCGGCCGCTACAGAAGCTGATAATTCAGCTTTGTAATCTAATTGTGCCCAAGTAGCAGCAGCAGCAGTTTGACCTGTAAGTGAAGCTGAGAATTGGTTAGTAGAGTAAGCAAACCTACCTGCACCATAAAGACCATCTGAAGGATCTACACCGGCACCTGGGTTAGTATTACCATACATTGAAGCAGGGCTTGAATAAACATCACCTGCGGGACCAAAGTTAAGTTCTTTGTCTTGTCCATATTGGAAATCTAGGAAAAATACTAGACCTGAAGGAAGATTCATTGGTTGTACGGAAACAAATTCTTTAGAAGCAATTTGTCCAAATACTTTTCTTACCAATGGTAGGGCAACACCTGCCCACTGAGCACCTTGACCTGCTGTAAAAGTAGCACCACCTTGGTTGGTAGCATTAGTTTCAACAACAAGCTGCTTAGCTTGGTTTTCAAGTATCATAGACATATTGTTCTTATGAACTTCTTTTCCTAAACCTTCCAATAGTCCTGTTCTTTCCCACTTTGATGCTAATCTAGCAGCATCACTCTGCATGTTTTTCCAACCTTTTGCAGAGCTTTCTAAAAGAGAATTTAATTGACTCATGTTTTTAAGTTTTAAGTTTTAATAATTATTTTAAACCGGCTAATTGTTGAAACCTTTCCACCATGGGATCAGTTGCAATAATTGGCTTTTTAGTTCTGTTAAAGTTACCTGTTACTTTAGATGCTCTACCTAAAGATTCTTTAATTGGTCTTTTGTGTAATTTTTTAGCTTTAAGTCCCTCGCTTAAAGTTTCAAATACCAATTTAGATTCCTTAATTGTAGATGCATTGTCAAATGCTCCAAGTACTTTTACTTTTTCACTTTCTGTTAAGTTTTTAGCTTTAAAAATCTTATTAGTGTAAAGTAATTTAGCATTCAATAATTGAATTTCTTTATTACTTTCTGATAAGATTCTATTTGCTTTTTCTAAGTCTCTAATTTTAGCTTTAGCTTCTCTTAGAGATTTGTTTGTTTTTCCTATTGCGATGTTTTTATTACGGATTTTAGCTTCCATGACTTCAACTTCTTCTTCATCGTCTTCGACTTCAAATCCAAGTTCTTCATCATCTTCAACTTCTACATCCATATCCATATCTATGTCAACTTCACCTTCTTCAGTTTCAAAGCTTTCTCCTGCTTCTAATTCTCCAGCAGCAACCATGTCAGAAATAACATCTTCAATAAAATCTTTCAATTCATCATCAGTCATGTCTTCCAATTCAGTTGTTTCTGTGTCATCATCCTCAGTGTCTTCTTCAGTTTCAGTTTCAACTTCTACTTCCTCTTCTTCTTCTTCTTCTGCTTCATTGAGAGTGTCTCTTTCTAGCTCAGCTAGAATTTCTTCTATGGAAAATTCTTCATCTAGATCATCTTCATAAGACATATCATCACCTTCCATCATATCATCACGCATATATTCAGTTTCACGTTCCTCTGGGTCTGTGTCACCTTCCATACCATGTCTCATGATTGGGTTAGACATTTCATCTAAATCATCTTCTTTTTCCATTTCTTCCAATTTTGCGGATAGCATAGATTTAAGTTGGGGTGTAAAAGCTTCTTCAAGAGCAGCCTTCGCATTTGCGATTGCAACTTCTTTTACGGCTTTAGCATCAGCAATAGCTTCTTTGAGAATATCTCGTTTTGCCATTGTTCCTAAATTTAATTTTTGTTTGGGAAAATACGTTTATTATAAAACGTAATAGAATTTTTGTTATTTTAATGCCATATAAATGAGGGCGATGGCATATTTGCGGGTATACGTATGTAAGTATTCTTTAAAGTCGCAGAGTAGTAATTATTATTTCCAATCTTGTTTAAGTTCTTCCATTGCTTCAACGGCTACTTTAAAAGCTTCATTATACGAGTCAAATGGACCATCAGGTGTTCCATAGTCACCATAAGAAATATAACCATCTACAAAAAATTTCTCCTCATTATCTGGGTTGAAATCTCCAATTCCTTTTTTAATCATAATCATATCTTCATGTTCTTCATCCCATCCTTCCATTGGTGCAGAAAATACTTTGATTACAGTTTCTCCAGGATTGTTTTCCCAATCTGAGTAATCATCTCCTCCATCAGTCCAACCTGAAGGAATCATAAAACTATCTGCTTCTTTTAATAGCTTGTTTTCTGCTAGGTATTTTTTTAAATCAAAGTCTTTCATAATTAAAATATTGGGCAATTACCATTTGCACATAAAATTTCTGTTACTATTGTGTTAATTTTAGTGTATGGGTTAATAATTTGTTCTTTTCCTTCTTTAATTGTTTTCATATATGAGCCTGGATTGGAAGGTGTTGAGACGAAATCCCAACATAGTAATTCAAAGTCATCTTGTACTTCCATTAAATCACCATTTTGCTCTAATGAGCCCATTCCTCGAGATGATACACCACAAGTAATTCCACTTTCAATTAATGCTTTTAAAATATTTCCTGATGGGGTAGGTAGAATTTCTATTTTACCTATTACGTTGTCTCCATCCCACCACATATCTTTTATATTATGTGATACATTTTTTAAATTTACAACTTGGGAGTCAGGATGATCTAACTCACCCATTGCTCTATTTTCTTTAACTAATTCCTTATATTTATCAATTTCTCTATTCCACAAGTCTCTAGAATAATATCTACCATTTCCATTTTTTACTTCAGCAGTTGCTAAAATACCTTCAACTAAAGGATTACCTCTTTCAGATTTACCCTCTAAAAGTATACCTTTAGTAGGATTGAATAATTGTGTTTCAATAAGTACTTGCTTCATCTTAATAATCTCCAAATTTAAGACCTAAATGAGTTTCAATTTTAGGTAAAGTATTTTTTAGGTAATCTAAAACTTCATCTACACTACCCAAACTATCATATAAATCCTCTGCTATTTCATACATAGCATCTTCAGCTTCATCTGCTACCATAGCTTCATTAACATCATCTTCTTGAAAAAGTTCCATATCTGAAATTTCTTTAGCAGCATCTCTAGCTCTTTCAGTTTCATCAGCTACTTTAGTAGCATCATCAGGATCACCTTCAGCTTCATTTAATCCAAAGTAGTCCATGTAATTCATATTTACAAATCCACCACCGGTTACAATACCACCTGCCATTGAAACTGAGTGTTCTTTTAATGATTTACTTTCTCTTGAAATAGCGGAATGCATTAGCCAATTTATTGCTTCTTTATCTGTTGGTTCAACTTCAACATTTCTAGTGTCTAACCAATCTTCTAAATCATCAGAAGTTTTTCCATATTTATCTAAAACTTTTTCTAAAGCAGCATAATTAAAATCTATGTATTTATTTTCTCCATCATCTATAAATTCAGTATATTTACTTTCTCTTAAAGATTTTCTTCTTCTATATTTGTTTTCTTTTAGAGTACCGTATCCACTTGATTTATGTGGTCCTTTTGGCTCTTTGGGTTCACCTAAACTTACGGATTCACCAGTATAACCAATTCCTTCTTCTCCGAATTGACCATTTTTAGTATAATAAATAGGATCTTTAACTAAGTTTTTATGAACAATGTCTAGAAGTTCTGTTTCCGTTTTGTCAGCATTTTTAGGATTTTTTAATTCACAGTAGTAACCCATTTGGATTTGACCAAAAATCATGTTGTTAGGATTTTTTTCATCCCTATTATCATATGCCTTGCTTTGGTCTTCTTCTACTTCTTTAGATACTTTCTTCTCTTCAGCTTTAGCTTCTTTTAAAAAGTTTTCAAAAGCTGTTTCATATCCTTCTTTCTTTTTAATTCCAAAAGGATTATTAATAGGTTCCATCCCAACAAAATTTTCATTAATAATGTTCTTTTGTTTTAGAATGGTTGATGCCTCGTTAAAAGCTGCTCCTGGTCTTATAAGATTAGGATATAATTTTTTAGCTTCTTTTAGAAAAACATCTTTATGGCCTTTTCCCTTTTTTATTAGCCCATATTGTTCTGTTAATGTCCTTTTCATTCTTCTTGTTTTAATAATTCTATAATATCATCTACTAAACTTCCTATCATGTCTGTTGAGTAAACAACTTCATATGAACCAGGATTTTCGTTGTAGTATTTTGCGGTTTCATTTTTAGCATTTGAAAGAAGAGGTGAGATTTGGTTTAATTTTTCTTCAACATTAGAGAATTGTTGTAGTCTTTTTTGTTGAAAATCACTATACTCTGTTAATTCTTCTTTTTCAAATAATTGCTTTACTTCTAAACCTGAGCCTTTAATTTTTTTAGGAACAGGTTTATATCCTAATTTATAGTAATAAATATCATTAGCTCCGGTTGACTTCTTATTTTTGTCAAATGCTTTTGGGGTCATATATCCTATACCTTCACCTTCTTCTAAATCTTCATCTATAGTAAATGTTAATTCTTTTCCTAATTCATTACTATATTCTTTTTTTAATTTTGAAATATAATTTCTAAATAAAGTAAAGTTTTGATTTAGGCTAGCTCTCATATCTATTTTATTACTATCTTCAGCATTTAAACCCTTAGCAGCCCTTAAAATATCTAAAAGCCTATTATCTAAATCATTTAAAAAATCCCCAAAAGTCATCTTTTTAGATTCGTTAATCAATCCCATTTCCTGCATTGCATAATCAACAATCTTATCTAACTCATCTGATTTAAGCCTACTAGCTAAGGGCATTGAATTTAATCTATTCATAAGAGTATCCCTACTAGCAGATTTACCTCGCATTTGTTTCGCTAAATTTCTTGCAGCAGATTGCAAAAATCTATCTGTCGCTGCTTCATTCACTATAGTTAAATTATTTTCAGGTCTAATAAAAGTATATAAATCACTATCACTTAATCTAATTTTAACATTATTAGGATTTAAATAAGTATGTTTACCCCTTCTTGATTTTAAAAGTTTATACTCACCTGCAATTACTTGATCGCCTAATTCAATAGGTGATGACATTTTACTAGAAGTATATTTAAATGTTTTTGGAACTGTAAATGACTTTGGTGGAGTATCAGGGGTAGGGTTTAATGTTGAAGATGGTTTTATATCATAAGTTGAAGCAACTGTTCTTGCAAAATCAACAATATTTTTGTATTTTTTCTGAAGTAACTCTTTTACTTTTGGATCTGTTGGTTTAATTTCTTGAGAAAATGAAGATCCATTTAATATATCTAAAATATCATCAAAATAGAATGTTTCTTTAGCTTCATCAACTGATTCTTTAGTTAATTTTATTTTATCATAAGCTTCAGGGTAAGTAGACCTAACGTGTGTCCAATAATCACTAAATAAATCCTCTACTTTATCTGATATTTCATCTAATACAGGGTCTTTTTCAGCTTCACCTGTTGCTTCTAATTTTTTTAGGAATTTTTTTAATTTATTAAAAGTTTTATAGACAGTATCAAAAGCAGCTACATCAGTTATAGACCAAGTTATTCCCCCAGTTTCAGGGTCAATGTCAGTTACAGTTGATTTAACTCCACCTCTAACATCAACATCACCTACTTCTACTTCTTTTAATTTATATTTATACATTTTCTAATTCTTCAATTAAACTATAATACTGGAGTAAATTAATTAAATCAGCATCCTTTACTTGATGTGACTTTTTTACATTTAAAGGTAGAATTTTTACTACCTCGTTAATTTTAATTTTAGTAGCTTTGTCAGTAACAGACTCATTAAGGCCTAAGAGTTTTACTTTAATAAAAGCTACTTCGCTATTATAAAATTCTTTTAACCTTGGAGTATTATCAACAGACAAAATAAGTTCTTTTAAAACTAATTTTTGATTTTTATTTAAACCCTCATATTTGTCATTAAATTTTTCTAGAAGAACCTTATAGGTTAATATTCTTAAATCATTATCATAATCCTTAAATTCATCTATTAATGTAGGGGTTGATGATGTTTTAGAAGATTTATTTGAAATTGCCTCAATAAGGGTAATTTTATTACTAATCTCATGTTTAATATTATTTAAATTTGGATTAGATTTTATTTCAATCAAAGTGTATAGGGCTGCTTGAGACTTGTAATTTGGTAATTTATGTTTGAAGAATTTATCAATATCATATGAATTTTTAATTTCTTTTACTAAATTATATTTTTGTCTTTTTAAAGATGATCTATTTAAAGTCTTTGAAGACTCTAGTAAAGTCTCTATAATTGTATTAGCTTTAGCCTCTGTTAAATTAGTTGACTTAGCTAAAGTTTCATATAACTTATATTCTTTCCCTAATTCAGTTTTGACAAAATAATTTTTTAATATTTTTCTTGCTGGTGAGTCTTTTCCGTTTAAAGTGTCTGATGTGATTTGTCTTACTAAAAGTTCAAAAAGAATTCCTGAATTTTTATACTTTGAATGTTTTATGTTCATTCCTATTGGTTTAGTTTACTTATAAATATATAAAGATTTATTAACTTTGCAATTGGGACTCATCTAATAGTCCATTTTCATTATTTTTTCTTTCAAATACTAATTGCTTTTCAGTTTTTGGAGGTCTTGGTGCTTTTTTTAACATATTTTTAGTTTCTAATGCTAATGGAGAGCCACCTTTTGGGTTGGATTTTAAGCTATTAGTTTTAGTGTCATTGTAATCTTTCTTCATCCCATCTCTACCTAATCTATCTTTTCCAAAATTACTATTTTGTGTGTTTATATTTGAGGATTTTTCTTTAGGTCTTCCTAAGGGTTTTTTCTCATTATAACCATCGGGTATATTTGCTGGGTTAGATTCCATTCTACCTACCCCATATAGGGAAGCTAAATCATGGGGTGTACCATAAGATTTACCTGTTTCTTTTGGGTCATTTCCTTCAGCTTCAATTTGAGATAATCTAAAGGCTCTCATAGTGTCTTGAATTATTAAGTCTCTATACTCATCATACTGATCTTCACTAAAGTGGAAGATATGATCATAAATAAAATCAGATGGAAATAATTTAGATTGCTGCATTTGGTCAGCTAAATCCATTTTTTCTTTCATTAAAGCTATTCTTTCTTGATCATATATAATTGATGGGGTAGTCATTGATAATTCAAAGTTAGTAAGATTTTCATCTTTATAACCTTGAGTATATAAATGAACTAATGCAATGTTTGTTAATTCTGAGATTATTATTCTTTGAATTCTTTCAATTGTTCTAGCAAATCTAATATCTTGGGCAGCTAATGTAGCTTTACCTTCTGTATTCTCATCATAACCCATAAATGCTTTAGGTACTTTAAGAGCAGCAAATAATTTATCTCTTAAATACTCTACATCTTGAATGCCATCATATTGTAGGCCTGGGGCTGATTCTATTTTAGTAGCTGTGTCATTTCCTCTAACAGGTATGTAAAAATCTTCAAGCATATTTTGCATGTTATACTTTAAATTATACTCTCCTGTTTGTTGATCCATATATGGAGTTCGTTTCATTTTGGAAATAGTTTTTTGCATGAAGTTTTCAACTTCAGCAGGTGGTATATTTCCTACATTCATGTAAAAAATGCGCTTTTCAGGTGCTCTAACAATACGATGGATAAGCATTGCGTCTTCCATCATTGAGTATTGTTTAAACAGTTTACGCGCTGGTTCTATGTATGATCTACCATAAGGTAAGAAATTAGTGTCAGTTAGTAATCTGAGATGAACCATTTCATAATTTTCAAACATAATAGTATTACTATTATCATTTCCTTGACCAGGAACATTATAATAACCATACCCACCCGAGGAAATACCATCAGGATCAAATCCATATTGTATGTCAGATGGATTATCTGGGTCTTGTCCTTCAAATCTTTCTATGTGATAAGCATTGTAAGGTATAACATTATATACACCAAATTTTTCTGCTATTTCTAATTTAAGGAAGAAATCTCCATACTTACACATATTTCTAATCCAAGGCCAAAGATTAAATTCTACATTTAAAACATCATAAAATAAATTGTATAAGATTTTCTGGATATTTTCATCTGAGCTTTTAATTTGTAATACTTCCCCCATGTCATTTTTTAAAGTACTTTCATCAGCTATAATATCTAAAGCAGAAGCAATAATAGCATCTGTATCCATTGCATCATACTCTGAGTATAATTGGGGTCTTAAAGTTTGATAATTTATAGAGTTTTGAGCACCATACATAGAGGTTTGGTTAGTTGTATAAATCCTATTAAATCTATCAACTAATGAATTTGTTTCATACTCACCTGATTGTTGGATTTTATTAATATCCATCACCCGCAATTGGTTACCGCCTTGATTGCGAATCATTACATCAGTTGAAAATAATCTTTTTAATCTTGAAAATAATCTTTTATCTGCCATTTGTTATATCCTTATATTTAATAAATATCAAAGAAGCCACCTAATGTCCTCTTCACCTCCGGAGTATGGATTATCTATCTTCCATGGGTTTGTATTTTGTCCATTTTGTGTGTAAACTCCTGTGTAGTTAGTTTTAGTAGTTGATATACTATTTAACATGCTTTTAGTTAAATCTACACCATGTTGTTTAAATCTAAAAGCTGTGTCTCTCATATACATTGCTGTGGCGAATGACATAACTAAATCATCATTATAACCTTGTTGAGCTTCGGGTTTACCATTTCTCCAAATAAAAGTCTTCATTTCAGTTAGAAGTCTTTTTGAGTAAAATGTAACACCTTTGTCTCCAATATATTCTTGAAATTTACTTATTACCATTGGTCTTGTTCTTGAAGACATTGTAAATCCTGCTGTCATTTTTGAAGTATCCATATATTGGTCAAAATACGAATCTGCTCTTACTTCTCCACTCTTAGGTGAGTAGTAGAGATTTTGATAACCCCTATCTATTATAGTTTGAAGAGTAGCCCATCCTATACTAGCATTTTCAACTACTAACAAAGCATTATTATACTCAGTTGCTATACCTACTAATAAATGACCATATTCTTTTGTACTTATTTTACCCTTATATTCACCAACTTGAACATTATTTTCCACATCAATTATATGAAATGCTGAGTAGTCTTTTCCATCACCTCTAGCAACATCAGCTACTACCATATATGATCTTGAGTAATCACAAGGCTCCCAAATCCATAAATTTCCATCTACTCCTCTTCTTTCTAAAGGATCTTTAATAAATGTTTTTTCATAATACTCCATATACTCAGGAAAAAATACAACATCCCCTGATGTTGAAAAGTCACAATCACATTCTTGAGCCGCCATTCTAGGATCACCTAGTAACTCATCTTGTCTGTCTCTCCATTCTTGATCTCTTTCAGGATGGACAAACCAAGGTAATTTAATAGGTAGGAATAAATTATCTTTTGAATTTTCCTCTGCTTTTTCCCAAGTTTTATGAAACCAATTTCCAGTACCATATGGAGTACTTAAAGCAATACATCCACCACCTGTAGCTAAGGTTTGTTGGGCTGAGGCCCATATCTCACCTATATTATCAATAAAAGCAGCTTCATCAATTATTAGGAGTGAAACGGCTTCTGATCTACCTGCATCTGAAGCTGCTGATGTGGCTTTAATTTGAGAGCCATTATTTAATCTTAAATTTAATTTATTGTTTTCATCAGCATTTATTTTAAGCCATGATGGTAAATTTTCATACATGAATTTTACCTTTGTGACCATATTTTTAGCAGTTTCCTGCTTAGTAGCTATACAAAGTATATTTTTATCTTTATGAAAAAGCATTAACCATAAAGAGTAACCAGCACATAAAGTTGAAATTCCTAATTGTCTTGACTTTAAAACTATAGAGTAAGGGTTATCTTGATAGAGTTTTAGTACTTTTTCTTGGAATGGATATAAAGCAAATTGTATTCTACCTCTTTGTGGATGTTGTATAAAACAGTATTTTTTCATAAAATGTATAGGATCAGAGGCACATTTTACGTATTCTTGTCTTATTATTTTCTTTATGTCACTCATTAGTTTGTGGCTATTAGTGTTATTATAGGTAATAAAATAGACCCTATAAAGCCAATTACTTTTAGGAATTTTTGTTTCTTTATTTCTTTTTTCTTAATCTCTATAATTTCAGTTTGGATTATTATTTCTTTATCTTTATTAGAAATTATTGAATCTAAATTAGTTATTATAAAATGTTGATTTAGGTTTTTTTGTTGTAATTTTTTAATAGTTTCTTTTTGTATCATTATTACATTTTCTTGTAAAGAGTCGTTTGCTTTATAAGACAAAAGAAGACTATCTACAATTTCATACTCAAGAAGATCACCTAAGATTGTCCTAGCATCTTCTAGATTCATAACGACTAGAGTATCACCATTAGCATTAATTATTTCTTTAACTTCTCCTTTTGATATAATTTGAGAGTGCAGTGGTGATATCATCACTATTAAAAGAATTAATGATATCAGGTATTTCATTTCTTTTTTTATTTAAATAATCTATCTCTTTTTTTGATTCCTCTATAACTTTAGTTGTACTGTCTATTAAGGATAAATTATATGTAATTTCTTTTTGTAAACCCTGGTTTAATGATAAAATACTATCATTCTGAATAATGAGGAGGTTGTTGTTTTGTTTTAGAATATTTAATTCATTTTCATACTCATTAGATTCATTAGTTGGGCCAAATATAATAACGGCTATTAAGGCTACAGCTAATGATAGGGTTATTATAATATGTAAATTAGAGTTGTTTTTCAAGTTTCTTTATTTTTGTTTCAATTTTCTTTTTAGCTGATGTTAGAGTTTTTAATTCAGTTTTAATATTGTCTTTTTCTTCACCTTCAGCTTTTTTATAATCCTTAGCTCTATCTTTCATTATGTCCTTAACTTTTCGAATTAATTTTTGATATTTAGCTATTTTCTCTATTATATCATTTTTTTCATTAGCTTCCTTACTTTTAGCTTCTTTTTCAGCTTTCTTCTCCATTTCATCATCTGTCATTTCTTCTTCTGAAAGGATTCTAATGATTTCTTCTTTAATTTGGTTTTTAATTTTTACTTCATTCATAGATGTAGTGTCGGAGGGTTGATTAACTTTAATTCTTTCAGAGTAATTTTGAACGTCTCTATAAAGTCTTAGTAATTTATCTTTATCTAATTCTTCTTCATCTTTACTCATTTCTTTTTCAAGTTTATTCATTAAACCTTTCATATATCTTTTTACACCAGATCCTGTATCACTTTGTTCCATGTTGTATTGTATAAGGTCAATAAGTTCTAGAACATCCTCATTTGTTAAATTTTTAGCAGCTTTTTTATCCTTGAACTTCTTTTTATAATGTCGAAATAAATCCCCCCAACTCTCACCTGAAGCTATTGAACCTGGATTAATAATCCGACCAGGGGCATTAAACAGGATTGGGAGTGAAAATATCGCTATTGCCCCACCTAAAGATACTAAAGGATGCCACCACTCAAATACTTCATTTAATTCAGAAGAATTCATCATAAACCAAACATCTCTAGGAGGCTCCATTTTTGAAAGTTCACCATAAGCTACTTTAATTTCTTTATCCTCTCCATCTATGGTAGCCATATAAACATCATCATAATTTCCATGTTTTCCCTTATTAGATAGTTTTTTACCTAATGTAGCTTTAAAA